GTTCTAAACTTCAAACCGCAGTAACCGAAAAAAAGCCTACTGGCAAAAGGGCTGATCGTCGCAAGTCCTTTTGCCGTCGTATGAAAGGTATGAAAGCAAAACTAACCTCTGCAAAAACTGCAAGAGATCCAGATTCAAGAATTAATAAGGCTCTACGTCGTTGGAATTGTAATTAAAAAATATTTTTTTTATGAGTGAAGTTTATCTTGGTAATCCCAATCTAAAAAAGGCAAATACTGCAATTGAATTTACACAAGAACAAATTATTGAGTTCTTAAAGTGTAAGGAAAATCCAGTTTATTTTGCTAAAAATTATATTAAGATTGTTTCTCTAGATCATGGTTTGGTTCCCTTTGATTTATATCCATTTCAAGAAAAATTAATCGATAATTTTCATAAAAATAGATTTAACATTTGTAAGATGCCCCGTCAAACAGGTAAATCTACAACTGTTGTTTCATATTTGTTACATTATGCTGTATTTAATGACAATGTAAATATAGCTATTTTAGCGAATAAAGCATCTACAGCAAGAGATCTTCTCGGGAGACTACAACTTGCTTATGAAAATTTACCAAGATGGATGCAACAAGGTATTATATCATGGAACAAAGGATCTCTGGAATTAGAAAATGGCTCCAAAATTTCATCTAACTCTACTTCATCATCTGCTGTCCGAGGCGGATCCTATAATGTCATCTTTCTTGACGAGTTCGCTTTCATCCCGAACCACATTGCTGATGACTTCTTTGCCTCTGTTTATCCTACTATTTCTTCTGGACAAAGCACAAAGGTAATTATTGTATCTACGCCGCGTGGTATGAATCATTTCTACCGAATGTGGCATGATTCTGAACGTGGTAAAAATGAATATGTACCCACAGACGTTCACTGGTCAGAAGTGCCAGGAAGAGATAACAAGTGGAAGGAACAAACAATTTCAAACACTTCAGAACAGCAGTTCAAGGTTGAGTTTGAGTGTGAATTTCTTGGTTCTGTAGATACACTTATTAATTCATCAAAATTAAAAACCTTAGTATATGATGACCCGATAAAAAGAAATAAAGGTCTTGATGTTTATCAAAATCCAATTGAAGAACATAATTATTTGATAACTGTAGACGTTGCTCGTGGGATTGGAAATGATTATTCTGCTTTTGTCGTTTTTGATATTACAGAATTTCCTTATCGACAGGTTACAAAATATAAAAATAATGAAATTAAACCAATGTTATTTCCAAACATCATTCGAGATGTTGCAAAGGCATACAATGATGCTTGGGTACTAATTGAAGTCAATGATATTGGTGATCAGGTTGCAAATATTTTACACTTTGATTTGGAATATGATAATCTTCTAATGTGTGCAATGAAGGGAAGAGCTGGTCAAATTGTTGGATCTGGATTTAGTGGTAAAAAATCTCAACTTGGTGTCAGAATGACTTCGGCAGTAAAAAAGTTAGGATGTTCTAATCTAAGAACAATGATTGAAGATGATAAACTAATTGTAAATGATTATGATATCATCAGTGAGTTGACAACCTTTATACAAAAACACAATTCATTTGAAGCAGAAGAGGGGTGTAATGATGATCTAGCGATGTGTCTTGTTATCTTCTCCTGGTTAGTTGCTCAAAGTTACTTCAAAGAGATGACAGATAATGATGTTCGTAAGAGAATCTATGAAGAACAAAAAAATCAAATTGACCAAGACATGGCACCATTCGGTTTTGTCATTGACGGATTAGACGAGGAAGTAACTATTGATGTCACAACTGGAGATAGATGGATGTTTGCAACTGCCAAAAATGAAATAGAATCTACAGAGATATGGAATGTAGATGAATATGGGGATCGTTCATATATGTGGGATTATAGGTAATGGATTTTGATGATCAAATTGAACTAGAACATATTTTATTTACAGAAAGAAAATGTAGAGTATGTGGAAATATAAAAAATTTAATGGAGGACTTTTATCTAACTCGTAAAAATAGAGGTTGTTTACCCTCATCATATTCTTATGAATGTAAAGATTGCACTAAAAATAGAATTGTAAAAACAAGAAAAATGAAAAAACTCAAAAAGTTTAGATCTTTTAGGAAGAAGGAAGAATATGAAATTTTGGAATATCCTGATTGGTAAGTTGTTCATGCAATGTTTCCCCAATGAAAATAGACTTTTTGATAAATATTTCTAGAATAATTCTGGATATCACGGAGAATTAAGATGCCACTAAATTTAGCATCTCCTGGAATCGTAATAAAAGAAGTTGACTTAACGACTGGAAGAGTATCTCCAGCAACTAATAAAATTGGAGCTATCGTTGGACCCTTTGCAAAAGGACCCATTGATGTTCCAGTTTTTGTAGAAAATGAAAATAGTTTATTACAAACTTTCGGTGAACCATATTCTATAGATAAGCACTATGAATATTGGTTAACTGCTTCATCTTATCTTTCATATGGTGGAGCACTAAGAGTTGTAAGATCTGATGATAGTGATCTTAAGAATGCAGTTACTGGTGTAACAAACGCTGGAGTCGTTACAACTAGCACCACTAAAATCAAAAGTATTGAACACTATAATCAACTCAACTATGATGAAAATACAATTGCTGGTGTAACTTTTGTTGCTAAGAACCCAGGTTCTTGGGCAAATGGACTTAGAGTTGCTTTTATTGATTCACTATCAGATCAAACTTTAGGTATATCTACTTCAGCGACAATTACTGTCGGTATGGGTGTAACCCAAGCAATCAGTGCCACTCTTGCAGGTGCAGGATCTACGAGTGTCTTAACTGGTTATCTAGAGGGTATTATCACTGAAGTTGGATCTGGAACAATCGGAGTAAAAGTCATCAATCACGTTCCCCATGGAGGGACCGCATCTAAAGTAGACTATCAACAATCTGGAGTTTATGCGTTCAGAACTGGTTCAGATGTTACAGTAACAAATACTTCGGGAAGTGGAATTTCAACAACCTCGGTTACTTCTGTTGCTGATTGGTTTGATGCACAGACTGTTGGACTAACAACAACTCAATCGGTTAATTGGAATAATCTTGTTGATAGACCATCGACAACTACATATGCTGAATCAAGAAATTCCAGATTTGATGAAATTCACTTTATTGTAATTGATACTGAGGGTGAAATAACAGGAAATGCGGGCACAATTCTTGAAAAGCATCTTGGTTTATCGAAAGGAGAAGATGCTACATTCTCGGTGGGTAGTCCAGCATACTGGAGAAAGTATCTCGCAGCAAATTCAGCATATATTTTTGGAGGGAGTGCTCCTGCAGGAATTACCACTACTAGTTTTACTGGATCAGCTGCTGTTGGAGAGGGTGGATTCACTCTTTCCACTGATAATGGATGGGATCAAGCGGTAGACGGAATTAAATTTGCAGCTTATGGTTCCAGAACATTAACTCTCGTTGGTGGTAAAAACTATCACGGAAGTTCGGACTTAACTGCCAGTGGTGCTCTTACCGCCACGATTGCCGAAATCTCTGATGGATATAGTTTGTTTGAAAATCCAGATGATGTTGCTGTTGATTTTCTACTAATGGGTTCTGCAAATTATGCTAAAGAGAACGCTCAGGCACTTGCTAATAAATTGATTTCTGTGGCTGAACTGAGAAAAGATGCAGTTGCATTTATCTCACCACATAGAGGAGCAGCAATTACTGATACATCATCAGAGTCAAACGATAATGTAAATTCCTCAGCAACAATAACCGACAACCTAGTCAGTTATTACTCTTCAATCACTTCATCATCTTTTGCAGTATTTGATAGTGGTTACAAGTATACATATGATCGTTTCTCTGATACTTTTAGGTATATACCATTGAATGGAGATATTGCTGGAACTTGTGCTAGAACGGATATCAATAATTTCCCCTGGTTCTCACCTGCTGGAACTGCAAGAGGTGCTATACTAAATGCAGTTAAGTTACCTTATAATCCTACCAAAGCACAAAGAGATAAACTTTATTCTAATAGAATTAATCCTGTGATATTCTCACCATCTGGTGGAATCATTTTGTTTGGTGATAAAACTGCACTTGCAAAATCATCAGCATTTGATAGGATTAATGTTCGTAGATTGTTTATTTACCTCGAAGAAGCTATTGGCACCGCTGCTAGAGATTCTCTATTTGAATTCAATGATGAAATTACAAGAACAAACTTTGTAAACACCGTTGAACCATTCTTGAGAGATGTTCAAGCAAATAGAGGTATCTTTGACTTTGTTGTGATTTGTGATGAAACTAATAATACCCCTGCAATCATCGATTCTAATGAATTTGTTGCTGACATTTATATCAAACCAGCAAGATCAATCAACTTCATTGGTCTAACCTTCATTGCCACCAAGACTGGTGTTGATTTTGAAGAAGTTATCGGAAACTTTTAATTTAGAGGTTTAAAAAACTATGGCACCTAGAAATCAACTAAATCCACCCCCATTAAGAAAGATTACCGACTTCAAAAGTAAGTTAGTTGGCGGTGGCGCCAGAAGTAACCTATTTGAAGTTGTTCTGTCCTTTCCCACAATCGCAACACCAAATAGTGATGTTCTTGATAAATCAAGATTTCTTGTAAAATCAGCAGCAGTTCCAGCATCTCAAATCAACTCAATTGATGTTGCTTTTAGAGGTCGTACTTTGAAAGTTGCTGGAGATAGAAGTTTTGAAAGTTGGACAATCACGGTTATTAATGATTCCGATTTTTCAATTCGTTCTGCTATGGAAAATTGGATGAATAAAATCAATAATGTTTCTAGCAATACTGGTGAAATTAATCCAGCTAGCTATACTGCTGATGCATATGTTTATCAGTTAGATCGTAATGGAAAAACTTTGAGAGCATACCGTTTTTATGACCTGTTCCCAACAGCAATTGCTTCTATGCCATTGTCATATGATACTGATACCATTCAAGAATTTACTGTAGAAATGCAGGTTCTATATTGGGAAGCATATGTAGGTAACTCTGAACTCGCAGGTGGAGTTGATATCAACTAATAAATAGATTATAATAGTTAGCTAAGCAAATATAATAATGGCAAAACTTTTTGGTTTTTCAATTGAAGAAAATCAGGATAAATCTAAATCTTTAATTTCCCCCGTCCCTCCTAATAACGAGGACGGGGTTGATCATTTTATTCAGTCTGGTTTTTATGGATCATATGTAGACATTGAGGGTGTTTATAAAACAGAATATGATCTCATAAAAAGATATCGGGAGATGGCACTACATCCAGAGTGTGATGGGGCCATTGAAGATGTTGTAAATGAAGCTCTTGTAAGTGATTTGTACGATTCTCCCATAGAAATTGAACTTACCAATTTGAACGCTAGTGAAAAGTTAAAAGAAATTATTAGAGAAGAATTCAAGTATATAAAAGAAATCATGGATTTTGACAAAAAATGCCATGAAATTTTTAGAAATTGGTATGTTGATGGAAGATTATATTATTTGAAAGTTATTGATATACAAAATCCCCAAGATGGAATTCAGGATTTAAGATATATCGATCCAATGAAAATGAAATTAATTAGGCAGGAGAAAAAACTTAGTAAGGTATCTAGATCTAATTTTTTAAGGGATGAAAAACCACAGTTTCCTGAAATTGAAGAGTATTTTGTTTATACACCGACTCAGAGTTACCCCTCGGGTCCGTTTACTGGTGGAGCAAATGGTATCAAAGGATCAATTAAAATTGCAAAAGATTCAATTGCATACTGTACATCTGGTTTAGTAGATAGAAATAAGGGGACAGTTCTTTCTTATCTCCACAAAGCAATTAAGGCTCTCAATCAACTTAGAATGATTGAAGATTCTTTAGTTATCTATCGTCTGTCTCGTGCTCCAGAGAGAAGAATTTTTTATATTGATGTTGGAAATCTCCCAAAAGTAAAAGCAGAACAATACTTACGTGATGTTATGGTGCGTTATCGTAATAAACAAGTATACGATGCAAACACTGGAGAAATCAGGGATGACCGTAAGTTTATGAGTATGTTGGAAGATTTTTGGCTTCCAAGGAGAGAGGGTGGTCGTGGCACAGAAATAACAACTCTTCCTGGTGGGCAAAATCTTGGAGAAATCACAGATATTGATTATTTTCAAAAGAAACTTTATAGAGCACTTGGGGTTCCTGAATCAAGAATTGCTGGAGGTAACGATGGATTCAATTTAGGACGTTCATCAGAAATTTTGAGAGATGAACTTAAATTTTCTAAGTTTGTTGGTCGTCTTAGAAAACGTTTTGCAAATCTTTTCAATGATATACTTCGCACTCAATTAGTTCTTAAGAATATCATAACACCAGAAGATTGGGATTCTATGAGTGATCATATTCAATATGATTTCTTATATGACAACCAGTTTGCTGAATTAAAAGAATCAGAAATGCTTACAAACAGATTGGGTCTTGTAACACAAATCGAACCTTACTTAGGTAAATATTTTTCCACGGAATATTTACGTAAAAAAATTCTACGTCAAACTGACACTGAAATTATTGAAATTGATAGTCAAATTGAGGATGAAATTAAAAAAGGAATTCTTCCAGATCCAAATCCACCAGTTGAGGAGGATCCTAATGCAGCTGCTGCACCTCCAGAATTATCTCAACCAGAACAAGGGATATTGGGACAAGTTCCTGAAGAACCAAATCTCGAAGATCAAGGTGCAGCAACTGAAGCGCCCGAACTGCCCAAAGGCGGTAAGATATAAATAAATAGTAGTTAATTCAAATTTTAGATATCATGGATAAAATTGTCGATTTGATCGCTGGTGATGGGACTCCATCTAGTATTTCTGATGAAATTAAGAATGCTTTATTTGCAAAAGCAGCAGAAAAACTTGATGGACTTCGCCCTTTTGTAGCATCTTCAATGTTTGACGAGACTGATACTCAGGAAGAAGAATGACAACGAAAATTTTAGCAGACGAAATTAATTTACCAGTAACAACTGGTACGGCAACCAGTTTTAGTTCAGCAACTGTTGTTCGTCTTGTAAATACAGACCCAACAAATTCACGTATTATTACGGTAGTTGAAACTCAAGGTGGAACTGGGATTGGATCAATAACCATGCCACCAAATTCTGTTGAACTTGTGGTAAAAACAGCAAGTCATTGTGTTTTTGCTAATAGTGCCTTGGTCAAAGGAACAAAAGTAGGATTTACAAACTAAAAAAATGAAACTTATCACAGAAGAAGTACAACAGGTAAAATTTATCACCGAAGGTAAAGGTGCATCTAAAAAGATGTACATCGAAGGCGTTTTCCTTCAGGGGAATATTTGCAACCGTAATGGAAGAATGTATCCTATAGAAACTCTTTCCCGTGAGGTAAAGAGATACGATGAAAACTTCATTTGCAAAGGACGCGCTCTTGGGGAACTAGGACACCCAGATGGTCCAACAGTGAATTTGGATCGTGTATCTCATAAAATTGTTTCACTTACTCAAGAGGGTTCCAATTTTAGAGGTAAAGCACAACTTCTTGAAACACCAATGGGTAAGATTGCAAAATCCCTGATTGGTGAAGGTGTTTGTCTTGGTGTTTCTTCTCGTGGTGTTGGTTCACTCAAAATGACCAATGAAGGTCATAAAATTGTTGGTGAAGACTTCATGCTTGCAACCGCAGCTGATATTGTTGCCGATCCTTCTGCTCCTGATGCTTTTGTTCATGGAATTATGGAAGGTAAAGAGTGGGTTTGGGAAGGTGGTATTCTTCGTGAAAAACTTGCCGAGCAAACTCAAAAGAGAATTAATACTCTAGTTGATCAAAAAAGACTTGAAGAGCATAAGTTG